CGAGTTTTCCAGTATCGAACAAAATAAATATTCAAAAGGGATTCATCTTAAACTAGCAATCACAAGGGAGAAGACACGAAAGAGCCAGCAAGAGATACAAAGAATCAGGGCCCTTGCCCACAAGAGCAGCCCCCATGGCTGGCTGGACTCAACTTCCACTCTTCTCAATTCTGTTGCTCATGGTGCCCCAATTGACACTTGGGACAATTGGTGAGATGCTTTCTCTAGCAGCATCTGGTAACTCTAGCATCTGTCACGGCATGCAGTTCACAGAGCCAACTCAATCATTCATGGGAATCTTACCAAATGAATCCCGGCCAATGTTCATCTTCTCAATCATGCATAGTGAAACAGTACCAAAGGTGGGGAAAACTTTGAAAATCAGCCATGATATGAAACTCTTTGGTGAAGAAGCCCTCAATTATATGATCTTTGTTAATAGGATTGTCTTTGAACCAATGAAGTATCACAACATATCTGGTTCTTGCAGACAGCAAGGGTTCAAAGCTTGTGTGAGGGTCTACTCTGATTTGGTCAACAATTCCAGGGGATTTCCATCAGTGAAATTGGGGTTTACAGCCAATGAACTCAACAAGACCCATAGGGCCAACCCTAATAACATGGGATTCAAGATCTGCATATCCTGTAGAGATCACAACGGGGTGAGATTAGTTGTTTATAGCAAGATTAACCGTACTGCACAATTGATGATGTGCCCCAATGAGTTAATCTACGGATTTGATTTCACCGTGAATTCGACATCGACAAAAACAGATGAAGAGACTGTCTTACCATTGCTGAATGTGACAGGCTATTCCTGTGTCGCTCTGCACAACAAGAACATGCTCACCCACCACAATCTTGCTCTCTCCAGTGGTTCCAAAGTGGACAACACACTAGAGCCAGGTTGTGATTCCAATGTGGGGCTTTTCGGTCATAGCACAGGAACAGACTATGGCTGGGGTCTTGCAAATTTCTTCAGTGCAGGCATAACTAACTCACTTCAAATATCACAATTAGAACATGTAACTGATGCTATTGCATGCAAAATTGCTAAAACATCCAATTATACAACCACAGCTCTGTTCTTACTAAACAAGGAAGAGGGTGAAATCAGAGATCATGTTATTGAGCATGAAATAGCTTTAAACTATCTGCTAGCTCACCAAGGTGGACTTTGCAATATTGTGAAGGGTCCTATGTGTTGTTCAGACATTGATGACTTTAGGAGGAATGTTTCTGATATGATAGACAGAGTTCATGAAGAAATGAAGAAGTTTTATCATGAGCCAGATCCTTTTGGTGGTCTTGGCACTTGGGGGTTTTATGGCACCATGTTCGGACATATCTTACAATGGATTCCAATAATGATTATGGTCATCATAGTTTGCTTTGTGTGCAACTGGGTGAGAAGGTAAGGCAACAGGACCACCCTCCGGTTCTTTGGTGCCCCGTCTGCCCGCCCTGGGTGCTTTGTTCGCCGGGGGGTTCTTGTTCTTTGGTTGGTTGGGGTCCTTGTTCGGTCGCCCGCTTTGGGTGCTCTGTTTGCCGGGCTGTTGTTGGCTGCCTAGATTGTGGCGGGTTCTGGGTGTTTGATGCTCTTCCCAGAGTACTTTCTGGAAAACATCATACAGTCCAGAAGGGCACAGTGAGGTGCCATCAGTGCACCCTTCTTATCTTTAACAGCCCCTGAATGCACACATGGTAAACTATCTGCATAATTGTCGAGCAGATCTTCATGATAAATGAGATAGTCCTCCTTTTTCCATTTACAATCATTCACAGTTATATCCTTCCTGCCAAAGAATTTGAGGCACTCTTCTATGTCTGAACCTTGTGAAAGTATTTGAGAATCGGAAGGTAGCTTTGCGAACAAGGCTTCAATGTTTTTGTCAGAGTAAAGATTAGGATGATTAGATATGTCATCCAACAACAAACCATGACAATGTTTTGATGATTTTTTGAAATTCTCCTTGTCCTTAGGCATTCTGAATATGTGGATGAACTCACTGGAGTCTGTGTTGAGAAAGGCAATCTCGACAGGATCCTGAGGTGATCCTTCAATGTCAAGGAAGACTGGTTTCTTATYTCTGAAGATCTTTTCACAGGCCTTCAAAAGAAAAGGTGTTCTGGGGTCTATGACTTCAACTTCTGGTTCTTCATTGGTTTTTTCACCCTTGATGAACTCATCCATTTCATTGGACGATGGGTCCGATGATGCTGGGATGGGTTTGATAGGTGCTATGGCATCCATATCAAGATCCATCAAGTCAGGATAAAGCCTGGGTGCATATGGTGGTGGCCTTCTCAATCTGAAAATTGTGTTCTCCCAGCCTCTCCCTGTTAACTCAGATCTGACTGAAATGACACATGGCCCATTTGGAGATACACACACCTTGTAGAAAAGATCTTCAAACAGGCTTCTCTCCTCATCAACGACAATCTTTATTCCGAACTCTTTTTGGACTTCAAGAAGGGATTGCAGGACCTTGACCCTGTTCTCATCATCCAGTACTATCTTTTCCAGTTTGGGTAGTCCCGAGATGGCATTTGCAGCCTTGACTACTGATTTTACTGTCACATTGTAGCCTGATGAATTTTTTGGAACAGAAAATTCAACACACTCCARACATGCATGAGAGATTGCCATCGCTTTGATTACAGCAGAGTTAACAAACATACCAGAGTCCAGGATGGAGATATCATTCAGTGCCTCTAGTATGTCTTTGAAGGGTGAATTTGTCCTCATCATCATTAACGTTATAGTGACAGCAGGTGAGGTGCCAAACTGATTCGCTAAGTCTTTTGGGTTGATACCAACCCAGGATCTGGGCTTAAGTACTTCATTCCTCTTGTTTTCTTCTTTTTTAGGGACAAATCTGCTGAAGAGTTTGTTGAATTGTTCGTGTTCATCACTGCTCATTCCTGTATCTCTTTCGAACTCACTTAATTTTGGTCTTAAACCACCTTTATATTCTGCCTTTTTCTTTATTATCTCTATGTTCTCAACACATTGCATTATTTCTTCATCTGTCAGCATTGTTGAGTCTATCTCAACTGTGGTTTGTTTGGCAACCATACTTGACCACCCAGCCACTTCTTCATTTAAATCCCTTAACTTCTCAAGGTCCTTAGCTCCCTTTGTCTCCTTTCTCAATCGTCTCAGTACATCATTTACCTTCTTTGGATCTAGCCCTTGCTTCAGGGCTTTGATGTCTATGAAAATCTGCTGATTCAGGTCCCCCTGATAAGGAGTCAACACTCTGTTTAGTTTTTTCTTCAATGCTAGCTGGTTGACAGCCGCTCTTTGGAGAGCCGCCATTGTGTAGTCCTGGCTTGTCTGTTCGCTCA